ACCACCAGGCAGTCCCCAAGAACCAGGATGTCTAGTATCGTTGCGTAGTAGGTATAGATAACGTCCTGTAGCACTGCTACGAAACCAAACGCCCACGGCCTTCACAGCACGATCCTCCAGGTGCCTCCTGGATATGCACCCTGATAACTCTTGACCCAGGCATCGCCCACCCACTTGTATTGAATACCTGTGGTAATGTTGGTGACGTATTGGATGTTGTTGGGTTCTGTGGCAGCACGGAACACCACACGCCAGTAGTTGTTTGAGTACTCAATGATGTCATTGGCCTGTGCCACTAATCCGCGACCATTGGCACCAACCCAGGCGCTTGCAGGATTGGGGTTGTCTAAAGATCCTGTGTCCTCTGTAAGCAAATAACGTTGACCTTCCAAGGCAGAATCCAAACCGTCACCTGGACCGGATGTCAGTGGGTTGATCACAGCGTCAATGGGATCTAGTGTGTTTTGTGGTGTGGTATCAATGTCCACATCAAACAACAAGAATCTATCGTCATTTGGGTCTAGTGCAATGGTACCTACAACTTCAGTTTCGTCAGGCTGGATTAGTCGTATCTGACTGATGCCGGGACGCAGTGATCCATACAAGTCAATCACGGCTGGCCACAGCAAGTTTGAGTCGGGTACAATTTCTGTAGGTGCAATGCTGTCATTGCTGGGTTCTTGCGACAAGTACTGTTGTTGCAAACATTGTAGTTTGTTGCCAATCAACACAGCAGCATAATTGAATGGAGTGATTACTTGTCTGGTGCCCATCAACAGGTCTTCATTGTCAATGGCATTGTTCAAGTCGCCTTGCGCATCGTACATTGATGCAATCACACGTTCAATCACACCCAGTTTCAACACTTTGGCAGGTGGTGATATCCAGATAGGCATGCTGAATTGTAGTGTGGCAATATCAATAGGATTGTCTGTGCCAATGGGCACTGTGCGGCTACTCCAAGTGGTGCGATCCAGGTACATCACACTCAAACTGGTCCAGTCAATGTAGTTGTCTGTGCTCTGTATTTCCAAACTGGGATTGAACAAGGTAAGAACTTGTTCCAACAACTGCAACTTTTGATTAGTATTGCTCGTCCAAATATCCAAGTTGATTGTGAGTTTGAATGGTACAGGCATGAGTCGTTCAATTGTGAACGCATTGCCTTGTGTGGTTTCGTAGGTCTCTGTGGCCGGGTCATAAGTTTGTTGACGCACATTGATTCTGCTCACAAAATACGGATCCTGCATGCGACTTTGTTCGTAATCCAAGCCAGTGATGTAAAATGTCATCAACGGAGTTGATGGCAAACTGTTGCGACTGTTTTCTTGTATGATAGTTTGTGCATTGCGAGTGGCGTCACCATATCGCACAGGCACACGTATCAGTGCGGCAGCATTTACTCCGTCGTTCTCGTTGGCATACTCAATTTGAAAGCCTGAAAAGATCCTTGTGAATTGCAATAAGAATCTGCGTATTTGGGCGTCGTAAAAAAATTGCTGCATTATGTTCCTGGCGGTAAGAAGCCACCTTGATCACCATTGTCTGCTCGGGGACGAAGAATTTCGCTCAAACTCTGACGACTTGGAATGTTGCCCAAGTCTTTGGTGCTGACAGTAGCAGTGTTATTTACGAAGCCGCTGCGCAGTGTTTTATTTGTTGGCCCGTTGTTGAGATTGGTGCGGACCTTGTCATCAACTTTGACCCAACGGGCTCCATCATAACGGAACAAGCGATTGGGTTTGTAGTCCAGGCGCAACACATAAGCACCAGCCACTGGATTGGGCGGGAAGTTCACAGCAGGAGTAACTGGCAAACCATTTGGTGCTGTGCCACCACCAGTGAGGTATCCTGAAGCATAACCTTCGCCTGTGGGTGTAGTGCTCATGCCGCCTTGTGTGCCATCTACAGTGAGACTTTCATCAGCAGTCAGACTAGTAGGATTGGCAGGCCCGCCTGAGGGCGTGGTGGGCTCAATGTAGAACGTGGTATTGTCGTAGCCGGACAACGGTACTTCTGCATCTGCTTGTGCCAAAATAGCATCGTTAATTTCGTAATCTTTCTCACGTGTGCCTTGTACATCACTAATGGTGCTTGGGTTGTACTCTTGCCAGAAGGTAGCATTGGTGATGGGGGTATCAGCAGGCACATTGCTCTGTGCTTGGTAATAGGTATCGCCATAGTTCACAATGCTACCTGTGGGATAGAAGTTGCCCGGATCCCAGATGTTCTCTGCCACAAACGGCTTGTTGGTGATCTGGTTGAACTCTTGTTGGTCCTTCATGGGTGTGCATTTCACACGCCACAAGTGAGGCAACCAAGTTACTGAAAATCCTTCTGATGCAAAGTCCGCATCTTGAATAACATAGTATCTAGGCAATGCTCTAGGTATGTTTTGATTCAGCGGATGGTAGTCTTTCAAGTTGGGAATCTCAATAACATCACCGTTCATGAGTTTGCGACCAAATGCATCAATCATGTCGTTGTAGTGAAAGGTCATGAATATAGTGTCGTTGTTTAGGAACAGTCCAAACTGGGTCAAATCAAAATCCACATCCTGCGTGTTGTACACGCCACGCATGACATACACATCAGGATCATAAACTCGGTCACGGTTTTCCAACAACAGCAAGTCTTGAATATTCAGCACATCCACTGTTTCATAAGTGGGTTGTGTGGCATCAAAATTGCCACTCAAGGCCGAATCATTGCCACCGGCTTGTGGGCCTTTGTACTTGTGAACATAAATGTCCAAGCCGCCCACAGTGTACATTTCACTGATGGTACGGTCCAGGAATTGATAGTCTCTGGTGCGATTGGGGCGGAATAGGGATAAGCGTGGCATGGTATATTTATAGTACTTTGGGTTTACCTTTCTGCGGGTTGACCAATAATTGCTCTAATGCTATAATATGGACTTAACAACAAAGGAGCCAGCAATGAGTGATTTAGTTACCGATTTGCACAGTGAGATGATCAATAGTGTAGCACCAAACTACAGTATCAATTATGAAGCAGAGGCTCTTGCAAGTTTTGAAGCCACCGGCGACGACTTGATGGAAGCACTAGAGACTCGTGCCACGGACTTTATTGCAGAGACTACTGGGGCAGATGTGCGCGAGGACTTGGGTGGGCTCACAGTGTTTTTCCGCGGTAATACTTTGGTTGCATTTTATGATTACGAGCAATTTAAAGGGCATGTGTTCTAAAACCCTGAGCCCGAAAGGGCTTTTGGGGTTGACCAAAAATCCCATTTGTGTTATAATTACATATAATTTAAGGAGCCCACATGAACGCCACACGAGCCGCTGTCAAGCCATTAAACCCCCGCAGTCCTGATACCAAATACACAGGACTTGAACCCACATGGCGTGTGCAACCCACAGATGATCGCACCAGCCAACTCAGTGCTGCCTTTTCCTGGTACAATTACTTTTATGGCAAAAAAGACGCACGTGAAATGCTGGTGGCTTATTTAGAGCATAACGGACGCCGAGCAGATGTTCGTGCGCTGAAAGGCGTGCCCGACTCAGCAGTCAGGCTGACCACTGCATGGCTGTGCCGTATGAGCATGGTGGGCTTGGAACTCACAGACACAGAACAAGTGCGACTGGAAGGTTATATCCAAGAAATATTAACTGCACGTGAACCCGAAGTTGTGGTAGCGGAAGTCGCACCTGTGGTGGCCAAACCCAACATTCAGGACCGTCTGCGTGAAAAGGTCAGCGAGTGTGCCGGTGAACTGGACGGCATGTTTGACGAGTTTGTTGTGGCCGGCGCCAAGATGAGCGCTGATTACAAACCAATCATGGTGATTCGTGGCCTAAATGTAGCGCCGCAAATGATTTCGGACATTGCTAATATTTGGAAGCACAAACTGGCTGAGTTTGAAACTGTAATCGAAGGCAAGGACGCTCAATTGGTTGAGGGCTACAGTTATCTCAGCAAGATTCAAATGCGTAATCTTGTGAAGTTTTGCGAAGCAGTGATCAATGACTGCGGTGCCTATGTGCAGATCAAGAAAGTTGAACGCAAACCACGCAAGGTCAAGTCAGTGCCGCCCGAAAAACGTGCCGCCAAGTTCAAGGTCATGATGGAATTTGTCGAACTCAAACTCAAAGGCTTGCCAGCCGCAAGTCTTGTGGACAAGGCAGAAGCCTGGTTGTACGATACCAAGAAGCGCAAGTTGATTCATCTTGTGGCTGACAGTCATACACAGGCATTCACTGTCAAAAGCAACAGCATCATTGGTTTCAGCACTATTGAGACCATGCAAAAAACTGTGCGCAAGCCAGCAGATGTTGTGAAGGCAGTACAAGCCGCAGGCAAGCCAGCCGCACGTAAGATCTACAAAGACCTAACTACAACAGAAACCCCGTTCAACGGACGCGGAACTGAGAACTTAGTGATCCTAAAAGCCTGGTAAATACAGGGACTTGGAGTCCCACATGCCAGAACAGCAACAACAATCACTGCCCACACTGAAGCAAAACTTGATAGAGTATGTCAAGCTACAGTTGGGCGGTGATATCATTGACCTAGAACTAGATCCTGCACACTACGAAGCGGCTTATCAAAAAACCATTGGCACTTACCGCCAACGAGCCAACAATGCATATGAGGAAAGTTACAGTTTTATGCAGTTGGTAGCAGATGTCAACATCTACGAACTGCCCCAGGAAGTTGTTAGTGTGCGTCAGATCTTCCGCAGATCATTTGGTGACAGTTCGGGCCCATTTGCCTCAAACTTTGATCCATTTGCACAAGCATCACTCAACGTGTATCTAATGAACTTCAACGTGGCAGGTGGTCTGGCCACCTACGATTTCTACAGTCAGTACATTGAATTGGCCGGACGCATGTTTGGTGCCTACATGAACTACACTTGGAATCCTGTGACAAAGAAACTGCAACTGATTCGTGACCCCAAGGGCTCAGGCGAAACTGTGTTGCTGTGGAGTTATAACTTGAAGCCAGAGTTTAACCTGTTGAATGATTTCCAAATCAGCCAATGGATCCGAGACTACATGGTGGCCAACTGCAAAATGATCATTGGTGAAGCACGTGAGAAATTTGGCACTATTGCCGGACCGCAAGGTGGCGGCACACTGAACGGAGCCGCAATGAAATCCGA